TGGTATGCAGCACACCATGCACGGCAAAATGGCCAAATAGCGTAAACGGGATTGCCGTGATTTCCGAAAATCTGTTCCCTGGTCAATTTTTCCCCCTTCGCCATGAAATAAATCACCGCGCTGCAAATTTTCAACGAACGCATAAAATCCACCTTTTGCCACTTTTGCTCTGCCGTCTCTGAATTCAATTCACTGTATATAATTACAGTATATCAGTTTCGTAAATTTCAGTTTTTTAAATTGATGTCAAATCACCCGCAGCCCACGCCACGCCTGGCCTGTCTTCTTTTCATTGGTTCGCCGTTTTGATCTTCTCAGCGATCTGTCAAACTGACAAAAAGCAGATAAAAATCTTTTAATTCAATGGCTTGTTATTTTCCTTCGATCCTCCTCAGATCCAGAAAACTGAAATTTACTGAAATTCTTTTCAATCTTTTCAGTTTGGAATTACGCGCAGAACCCCAAGCACGGCGCGGCCTGGCAGGTTGGTTTGAAGAAATTTAAAACTGAAAAAAATTACTGACGCAAAAAGCGCAGGCGGGTGCGGTGTAGTGCAATTTCCGTCTGGTCTTGCTTTGTTTCGTGGACGCACGACCGCGCTGTCTCACTCAGGCGGTTTGATCGTTTGAAAGGGTTCTGGGGGGTTGAATCCAATGCTGCACGGCATTGTGTGCGATTGAGGCGGGTTATCTACAGGCAATAAAAAACCCGCACGCGGCGGGCTTTATCAAACGTCTATCTACGATTGAAATATTTATCGTCTAGCTCAATTTGCTTTATCCATTCGGAAAGTTGCTCCTTTACAAGATCCCAATCATTTGGAGGCGTCAATTTTCGCCTACGTAATAACATTCCATTGACTGATAATTTTATCGGGGGGAGATTGTAGGCAGCACCATTCCTATTGAGACACTCAATTAATGCATTGAGTTCTTCTGGATTAGGTTCTTTCCCAAGTAGCACTTCTTTAAGATGCTCAATCATTTTGAAACCTCAATAGCGAAGGGATTGTTGAGGTTCCATTATATCATGCCTAGAATTTGCCCGTTGGAACGCAGGCCATTGAATAATAAGTACTAATATAATTAACCAATAACCGGATCGTATTTCTCTTTTAGCGTGATGGCCTTGGTGCCGGTGTCGGTAATCGCCAGAGCATTAAGCGGCGTGCCGGTATTGTTGTGAGTGTGCGCGGCTGTCAGTTGTGCCAGCTGTTTCACCACGTCCAGGGTATCAAGCATCAGTTGGCACACATTGACCGACTGGCTACCAATCCACACCACCGGCGCAATCACTTCCTGACGCACACCGGCCACGCTGCTGCGTAACATACCGACCTTCTCAATCAGCTGGCCAATCACGTTGGTTTCCGCATTGCCCTGGACACTGGCCACATAATTGGCCTGCGTGGCCAGGCTATAATCTCCCTGGGCAATTTGTTGAATTGCACCGGCCAACAACGTGGCCTTGCCCAACACCGTGGTTTTGTCCGTGGCCTGCACGGTTGTTTCCCTGGCCACCAGCGTGCGGGTTTCATCATCAGCCGTGACAACCCGGCTCATGGATGTTTCACGGATAACCTGATCCGTCTGGCGTTCCCAATCGCCCGCCACCGTCACCCGCTGTGATACGCCATCACGCTGCTGTTGCAGCTGTTCGCCGGGCGTAACGGCGGGCAGGCTGTTGCCCTGGGCAAGGGTTTGACGGACAAACGGCTTATCGGCGCGGCCGCCGTTAAATCCGACTTCTACCAACGTGCCTGGCGGTGGGAATTGGAACATCCCGGATTCCCCGCCCGCCATTGGCAGCGGCAACGGCACGGCCGGATAAAGCGGCGTATCTTTTGCCGGATTGCCGTCTGCGTCTAACAGCTGCAAGTCCACGGCATAACGCGGCCTGAACGGATCGGCAATGTTTCCGTTGCTCACATCTTCGCTGGGCGCTTCCACCCTGGCGAACTGCGGCAGGTGCAAGCCGCTGGCCAGCTCTGGATAACTGCTTTCAACCTGGCGTTGAAACGGGGTTTTCTGCAATGCCTGGCCGGTGGCTTTATTGCGCGGCGTCCAGGTGATTTCCATATCATCATTATGCAATCTGACCTTCGTCAATCGCTGACCGTTCACCTCTACGCCTGGACGTAAAGACTGGATCAGCGGCACGGTCATGACATTGCCACCGGCTACGCTTTGGTTAAATTCGGCGGGAATGTCTACCGGCTTACCGGCAAACAGTGCATCAGCGGCCGCACCGACAAACACGCCACCATCGGGCAACTGATACCACACGTAATCGGTAATACTGAACGCTTTGCCCAGGTTGGCTAACAGCTGATATCCGGTGCCGGAATGGGTGAAATGTGGGATCGGCGTATCGGCGTAGGACGCACCGCTGGCCAGCGAGAATTCCAGCCCGCTTTCCTCGGTCAGCCAGCCGGTGATTTGTCGCAGCGTGGGATGCTGAAAAGAGCACGGCCAAAGACGCTCAAATATGCCGACCAGCTCCCGGACAAAAAGCCGCTGATAGCCGTTCTCCGCTGGCTGCGAGCGCTCCACAAAACCGGTAAACCAGCGCAGCACAAGATCGTGATAACCCACGTCCAGGCGCACCAGTTTGCCGGTGTAATCTTCATCCGTCTGCGCGGTGATAAAACCCCGACCGCAGGCATTTAATTCTAACGCCAGGTTTGCGTCCACCAGGTGCGTGGCCGCGCTCGACAAATACAACCGCTTGATGGGTTTCATCCCTTACCCCAATGCATCATTGACCGGTTTCAGCACTTTGCGCTCAAACCACGTCAGTTTTTCGTCACTCTCGGCCGCCGCGCTGCCACTTCCATTGGCACCGCCCGCCCCCTGTTTTGTTGCCGCTGTTTTACTGCCTGCGCGGGCTTCTTTCTTCTCGGCTACGCTGATTTTTTCGCGCAGGGTAAACGTGACCAGCCAGGCCATTTTATTATCCTGCTGAGGTGCATCAATCGCGCCGGTAAACGTCCCTTCACGAAAATTAATCGTCTGGGCGATCAGGTTAGCCACGCGGTAAACCTGCAACGAACCACTGGCAGATTTTGCCTCTGCCAGCTCAAACAACCGCTTTAACATCGCCGCGTCCCGAAAGGATACCGTCCCGGAAACGCGCAATTCTTTGGCCTTAATCCCCTGCTCAGCATTCGCCGTGCTCGATGACTGCCCGGACTGGTCTTTTTCCGCAAACTGCATCGTTGGGGTGACTTTCAGATTCATCAGGGGGATGGCTTCGCCATTAAGTGCCAGTGTGGTTATCGTCATGGATCATCGCCTCCAACGTGGATAAATCCGCCCCGCTAAATAACGTGGCCAGGGTATACACCGAATCCTGATTGGGGATTTTTTTGCGCAGCTCACCGGCAAGGAACGCGCCGTTCCCTTTGGCCGTAAACACCCACGCAGGGGACGTTTTGCCTTTCAGCGCGGATAACGCATCGGCCGCCGCCGCCAGGGCAGATCCCCGCGCCGCGGTGAAGTCTTTCAGGGCAGACAGCAATCCGGCCGCACTGGCACCGGTTGCCGCCTCCGCCTTTGCGACCGCAATACGTTGGGCGTTTACCGCCAGGCGATTGGTGGAAGTGGACAACGGCAGCGCAGCCGGTAATCCCCCGGATAATTTTGCAGGGATTTGCATTTTGGTGATGGCCAGCGCGGCCGCTTCCTCTGCCCGGCGCTTCACCTGGGCAATCACCGGCAAGGGCAGCACGCTGGAATAATCGGACAGCATCGCCATAAATTCCGCGTGCGTTGGGGCATTGAGCATATGCACCACAACGCTGGTTTCATCACTGACGCTTTCCAGTTTTTTGGCCAGGTATTCGGTGGCGTTAACCGGGCTTAAATAACTGCTGTCACCAGCGGCCTGGCCAACGCCGTAAACCCACGGATGAACCGGCAGCACCGAACAGGTTAATGCCTTCATATCTTCCGGGATGCTTAACGTTGCTTTTCGCCACATTAGCCGATCACCTCCGGCCAGGTAATTTCCGAGGCGGTGTTAATGTCTACACGGTTGAGCAACACCCGGTATTTTTTCCAGTCTGTCAGCTGTTTCTTTTCCTCGGCGGAAGCCATATCCAGATCAACAGCATCTTGCAGCGTGGCGATTTGCAAAACGGCATGGCTCATTAGTTCTTTTTTCTGCGTTTCCGCTTCCTGGA